GCTGTTGGCTGCCGGACTGTTTAGGGTGGAACACCAATCGCCTTTTATGTCGTTAGGGAACGCTGCACTGGCGACTTACCCCAACAACCTTTCAGGTAAGTCATCTCGGGTGATTGGGCGCGCCAGCTCTACTCACGTTCCCGTGCTTTATACCAACACAGTGCAATCCCGTATGTGGCCGTGGTCGTATTCAGTTGTAAGAGGTTGTTACTTGCGTATGCCTTGCAGTATCGCAATGCCCACGGACAATAGCAGTAGGTACCAGGCAACTATTAACATGACGCTAAACGCCTTTCAATAGCAGGTAAATCGTCAGGACGCCATACATAGCACTCCACATGAGGGTTAAGTATCTCGAGCCAATGGTCTTGCGCTGCACTGGTTTTCCCTTTGGCGCTTTTAAGCTCGGCAAATATCAGACCCTTAACTTTGTGGCATAGCACTAGGTCGGGAAATCCGACAGCGCCTGAGGTTAGCCAACGGCCTTTAGCGGTTTGTGTAGGGCTGGCGTGATGACAATCCCAATGATGGATATAAGCCAGCGCTTTAACTTGCTGCAGGAAAGACGCCTCTGAAATTGGTGTCATCGCTTATCTCTGCCAAGCATATAACCGCACATGAAAACGGCTGAAAGCATAATTAACAAGCTAAGTAGGTCAAGCATTTAGTGCCTTTCGTCCCAAATCATGTAACCAATCAAACTTGCAAAGCCAATAAGAACAATACACACATACCAAATTGGCCATTTATCAGCGTTAATAAGTATTGGCATTAAAACGGTTCCTCTGGGGTGTCATATACGGGTGCTTCAACGCCACCATTCTTGAGTGCGTCAATCGCTTTGCTTACTTCAAATTTCGTCATAGTGCCAATGTTGTGGGGTGGCAATAAGCCTTTTTTCTTTAGCTCGGCCTTGTAAAGCCATAACTGCTTTTCACTAGGTAAGTTAGATGGCTGGGTAATCGTCGTGTCTCCGCGCACCACCTTTTGCATTTCTTCACGGCTTGGTTTCTTACTCCAATCGGCACCCAAATATCCTGCAGCTGCTAAAGCTCGGCCTTGGCTAGACGTACAGCAGTTTTCAATTCTGCTGGTGGCGTTCACCCCACGGTCAGCAATTAGCTCTTCTGCGTAATCCACAGTGGTTGCCTGGGTGTCGTTTTTGTCTAGCCACAATGTCGTTTTAATGACGCATCTAACGCCATCGTCAAAAACAAGCTCTGAATGGATAGCGCCATTCGGGTGGTCAATCCAGAAGGCTTTTATGCGCTCTGAAACGGGAGTGTATTCATCCAGATTAAATGCCACGAGCGTACTCATTTGTTATGCGGTTTAACTCTGCCTCGATGCGCTGCAATGCCTCTTTCAACATTCTTATTTCTTGCTCTTTGGCGTAAATCATGTCTGCCACGTCATCATTGTGGGTGTACTCACTCATCATCAGCCAACTTGACTGTGCTCAGATAGTTGAGGCCTTTAGATGGGCCACTGGTGTTAAGTGATGGGTGCCAAGAATCGCGGATTGTCTCAGCGATATTGGGTAATGCGTGAAGCGCACCTACAGCTTCTAACACCAGGCTTGATTCTTTGAATCGAAGCTCAAGTGCCAGATTATGGCTGAGGTTAGTTAATTTGGCGATTAGTTCGCCTGTTGAAGTTTCCATTGTTTTTCCTTTGTTATTTGCAGTTGCGTTTCCATCTTTGCACATCCTTGTGACGAGATTTGCAAATGAAACTTTGTAGGTGCTTTTGCCCTTTGAGACAGCCCCAGCCCCAAGGCCCGACACGCCACACTTTGCGGCCGTCTGGGTTTATGTGGCTCTTAAATGCGATGGCGTCAGCGACCTTTACTTGCTGTGCCGGTGTTTTACCTTTGGCACTGGGCGAGTTAGACCAGGTGCGCCACGTCTGGCGGTTTATCCCCAACCCGCCTGTGTACGACTTTGTCGAGTGTTGCCAGTTGCCACCAGTTTCACATTGCGCAAGTTGGTCGTAGTAAGCGTCTGGCAGTACGCCTTTGTATTTGGCGTGAGAATTAGCAGCTGCACTTGCGTGGGCTGGGGTGGATAGGGCAAGGATAAGCGTTAGTGCCATGAGTTTCTTAATCAACTCTCTCAACTTCTATAGGCGGCCCCCATGAATGCCAATTCTGCGCACGTTGGCAGACTTGGGTATAAACAATCAGGCCTGTGGACAAGTCTGTAAAGACCTGCACCATCGTTTTCTTATCTTTAGACCTTAGAGCCACATAGCCCCATGTCGGTATCATGGGCGGTTCTGCATCATCTTGAGCCATAGCCAGCATGACACCCATCCCATAATGAAACTGTAAATAAATTGTGTGTCGGTCATGCCAAGCCCTTAATCATGTCAAAGCCAGACTGCGTTATTGCGCACACAATCGCTTGTGACCCGCTTGAGACGGCTCTACGGATGCCTAAGTCCTGTATTAGACCCATTGTGCGTAAATCGCTACAACGCTTCCAATAGCCCCTAATTTCGTGGCCAGCAAGTGCGGCTCTCATGCCTGCTTCCTCATCGGTGAGGCCAAGTGTGGCTATGGCGTACTGCTCGAGAAGCAACGCTCGGTGGCTGCCTACCCTTATGGGTGACACTTGCCGTGATGTTTCGGGGTCTGTTGCCCTGAATAGTGGTAGTTCCTGATAGGTCATGTTTCCTCTGACTTTCTGCTATTTGAGTAGCGGTGGTTACTTTACACAAAATGCGAAGTCGGTGGTGGATACCCCAATGGAAACAAAGATACCCACCACCTAGCCCCAGCACCGCTCAAACAGTGTCTGGGAATCCTTTATGGCTTAGGAAGTGCGCGCCAGGCTTTTTCAAATTCTGCTGCGCTTTCCCATTCGTTAGAGATTTCAGCGTGTAGCCAAGCCCCACCTGGTGTGCCAGCATTGTCCAAAGAATTAAATAATTTGATGCCTTTTACCCCTGGGCCACGAGAACAGCGATAGCCACGACCCCAGGCGGTTTTGTCTGACTCGGGCTGTGCAGGGTTGCGGTACGAATAGTCATGAAGCTCACAAAGCAGTAGTGCCTCTGAATGCTCTATCAGCCAGTCCCACGCTTGTCGTGCAGCTGCGCGTCCTTCTCGAGTTGGTGGGAAGCCCATATCAACCGCGAAGCCACTTGCATGAACACTTAGGTTTTTTGACCCGCGCATCATGCGATTTGCGTACATACCAAGATTGGTGAATCCCCAGCGACGATTGCACAAATCGTAGAATTTCTTGGTAATTGGTGATGTTGAGCCACCATCCCACGAAGGGTAAAAAGGGTATTTGCGTGCGGTCATGGTGCTGGTGGGTCTTTCGGTCTGTCTTTGAGGCCGTTACCTGCTAATACCCCCAAAAGCCCACCAGTCAATGTGGCAAGCATTGGCGAGAGTACAGACCATGCAGCGTCATCGTTAGGCGAAACCTCGAGCGGTTGTGTCACAAATAGCAAGCCATAGAGCAATGCCAAGATAGAAGCAAGAAAAGCAAGTGTTAAACCGATGGCTACAACAAAAATAAGTCGTGCTTTTATTTCTTCGTTTGTGTGTCTGTTGTCTGGTTTCATACGCACTTTCCGCCTGTCCCGTATGCCGGGGCTGGTGTTGTTGGGGTGATTGTTTCGGTTACTCCGCGTAGGGCTTTGTTTTTGGTTGGTGGGCAATTAAGGCGTTCACGGTCTGCACAAGCAGTAAGCGAGCCCAAAAAGACCAATAGAATTAGGCTATTTCGTATCTTCATCTGATGGTGTCCAACCTGACGCAAGTAGTTCTTCGTATTCTTCGTCAGTCATTTCGCATACTTCATCGTCTATTTGTTTAAGTGGTTTTGTCATTGCTATGCCTTTCTGTATCCGTACACGGTCACAGTGCCACCAGTAATAGCGCCCGAGTCCATACCTATAGTAATACCTGTGTATGAAGTGTTTGTTTTGTGAATACCTGAATTGCTACCCGATGCGTCAGTTTGCATCCATTGAGCAAAAAAGCGCGTGGAACGGGCAGCAAATGGCTCGTATATGTCGGCTTCTAAAAATACGTTTGAATTGCTATCTGATGCGCCTGCATACTGCCAGTAACCCAATGAAGCGTTATTTGCGATGCCTTGAACACTGCCACCTGTAAAAGGTAAATAAATAAGCGAATTAAAATAGGTGGCGCTGCTGCCAGTAAGTCCTAATCGCAGGCCTGCAGAATTAGCAGTGCTGGTGCCACCTGTGTAAATGACTCGATAATTGTCGTAAGTGCTACTAAAACAACTTGTCACCTCCACTGTGGTTACACCTGAGCCAACGGTCTGCGACTTGATATAGTCCAACCCAGCATTAGCCAGATACGTGTTGGTATCGGCCGCCGTCAGCACCTCGCCAGTCGTAAAAGTCTTAATAGCCATAATTAGTATCCTAACTTGTTGTAATCGAGCTGACCGAACACCGCATTGTTCAAAATAAGGTAAGCGTTCAAATCAGCGCCTGAAACGTAGTAAGTGTAAGTAGAAGATTCAGGCGTGGCCGTCATGCTTGCGCCCTCAATGACACATGAGAACACAGTGCCACGAAACGTCACATTTACCTGGCTACCAGGCAAAGAAGCAAAGCCTGTCTCAACGCCAGAGCCAGGATAAAAAGCAGATATTTGGTCTAACTTAAACACGGCTTGAGCCTCAGCGAGACAACTAAAAGAAAGCAGTGCAAAGTCTTGGTCTTTGTAATTAGCCAGCAAGTAGTTAGCAAAGTCTGTTGCCTGACTAGTGCTCGCGTTTAAAGTGTTCATTAAAAGTGTGCGGTAATTGCCAGCGCCAGTGTCCACAGTGACCGGTGCAAAACTTTCAGGGTCTACCGTTACTTGTGTGTAAAAGTTGTCTGCGTAGCTGCCAAAGTTCACGCTGTTGTACTTTTGATTGGTGGCGTTATTTGCCACATCACTAAAGTTGATAGTGCCAATCTTCTGCTCAAAAGGTGTGAATACGCGCATGTTGATATCGTCAGCATCCCAAATTCGGCCATTCAAAGTAATAAGCACTTTGTTAAGCCAATCGGCCCAGGTGCTTGAGACAGTGGTTGCGCCTAGCGGTTGGGTGTTGGTGACGGCAGTATTGACTGGTGTTGAGCTAGCGCTGGCACAGTCGTCTAACTGGTTGTATAAAGTGTCTGCAGCCATTGCGTAACTTTCGCCTTGCTTACGGCCCAGCTGTGAGAACACGCCTTCGATAGAAATTGAAAGCCTGTCAGCGTTGCCGACGCCACCTGCATACGGGATGCCGTATTGAATGATGGTGTTATTAATCACACCTACAAATAGCACTATGCCGGTGGTTAAGTTTTCAACTTTGATGTAGTTGCCTGGCACTAAATAAGTAATGGGGCTGGCGTATCCAGTTGGATATCTAATGTCAATACTGCCGGTGCTGGCGTTGTACTGGTCTAACTGGCGTTGCCTACCGATATTTAGATTGATTTCCTGCACATTGG